TAATAGATTCTCAAATAGCAGATAATAGGTTTATAGAAACTTGGCGAGGCCGAGAAGGTGCGAAACTTGCAAGACGAGCTTACTTTAGTGGTAAAGCCCCTATTGCCGCTTATACACAACCGATTATTGGTCGTTATCCTTCTATGGAAAATCTTAAGAAGAAGCTTATAGATAACATTCCGGGTGTTAAGCAGAAAAGAAAACTAGAAGCGTTGTTTAAAAAGGCACCGCCTAAAGATTCTTGGTATACTTCTCAAATAGCAAAGCTAAGAGGAAATACTAGAGAACTAATAGACCTAGAGTTTTTGTATGCTCGTAGGAGAGCTAAAGCCAAATCGAGCATTAAAAGCAAAGCTCTGAACGCTACTGCTAAATCTATGGAAGCTATTGCTACTGCAGATGGTGCTGACTATGATATGTTAGCTATTAAAATTGGGCAGATATTTGATGAAGAAATAGGTAGCTTAAACTTATTTCGTTCTAAGACTCTTAAAGAATTCCACAGAGATGGAAGTAAGATACTGAAGTCTATGGAAGACCAAGGCATGTTACGTACTACTGTTATAAGGGATATTGGAACTTCTTCACCTATCGATTTAATGACAGGCAGACCTGTAAGCAACACTGCACTTCGTGGAGTTAACGTTACTCGACAAATTAGCATTGTAAACGGACCTATGAGACAATTACAAATTGCCTCTGAGAAAGCCCGTACAGCAAGACGCTTTGGTTATAACGAAAGTAAAAACAAAGTTTATGCTAGAGCCGGTTCAAAAGAGTTCTATGATGCTCGTGGTAGAAAAACTAAAATGCCAGTTGTATCTGAAAAAGTTTATAGAGATTATGACCCTAATCAGATTGACAGGGACATGGCCAAAATGCTTAATCAAGCTAACTCTGTTAAGTATGAGGTTGACCCTGAGTTCTTTGACTTTACTGAACGCCTTATTTATTTTAAAGATAAAAGAGGTGAAGCTAAAAAGTGGGACGAGATTAACGAAATGAAGAAGCTTTTTATTGGACGTGGTAATGATGGTCGTGGCGTTATGGCTACAGCTAAATACTACAGACAAAAAGGACAATCATTCTCTGTCGATGCTTCAGTGGACTTCCGTGGACGTGTTTATCATCGTGGCTTGCTTACACCGACTAAAGGTGAAGCTGTTAGACCCTTTTTAAATACTGCTAAAGAGGTTGCTATTAACGCTGATGCGGTAGAAGAACTACAAGTTCAGATAGGCGCTCTTATAGGTAATCCCTTAAACACCTTAACTAACACAGGTAGAATAAAAGCTTTTAAAGACCAAGAAAAGAACTTACTTGAAATTGGCGAGGCCATGATGTCTCCAACACAGCCAGACAGACGTATCAAAGAATTCTTATCTAACCCTCTTGTAGCGGTTACTGAAGATAAGGAAGTTGGTAAGTTAGCTAGACTAGCTCTTGAGTATACTCGTATACACAGGCATATGAATGGTGAAATGGTTACTGATAAAGCCTTGTGGACTAACGCACAAAGACAAAGACTAGCACAATACAAAACAAAGATGATGATAGAAAACGATGCTTCCTCTAGTGGAGCGCAAATTATATCTTTATCTACAGGTGACAGAGCTTCTGCCGAGTTATCTAATGTATTACAGACATCAAAGAAACAAAGACTCTATGATGAGATTGCTAAACGTACTGTTGATGATGCTGAATTCCTAGCTATACCTGAATTAGCTGAGATGGATTTAGATTGGACTGACTTAATGAAAGCGGCAAAGAATCAGAACATGGTTGCCTTCTATGGTGCCGGTGATGCTACTAAGTCTGCCAACGTTGCTAATCAGTTTGCTAAAGTACTTGCTCAGAAAGGCAAGATAGCTATATCTACTAAAGAGGTTGACAAGTTTAAGAAAGCTATAGACGCTAAAATAAGCTTTGAAATGGATAGAAAGAATTGGTCTCGAATCGATGAATTACGAGATATCAAGAAACAAGTGGTATTATCTTCTAAGGAAGGTACTTCCATCACTGACTCACTATATGAAACTGCTCGTGCAGAGTTCAGAGACGGTGTAAAGAATTCCGAGGACATGCACATGTTCTTAGCTAAACTTAAAGATGAAACAGGTGACTTAATTGGTACTCGTTTATTCGACAAGATATCTAAGATTATGAGTGCTAAACTCGAACAAGAGGTTCCCGTTACTGGTAAATTTATCAAGTTCTGGAAAGACGTTGCTAAAGACTATGTTAGCGAGTCCGGGTCAGTTGACATCCCTTGGGTGACATTTGACGGTAAGAAAATGATGCAAAGATACCGAGTAAAAGAACAAACAAGAATAGACTTTAAAGACCCTGTTACCGGGGAAAAAGTTTTTAATATTTACGAATCACCATCAAAAGACGGTAAACTAATGTCGCAAGCCAGTATACAGGATGCGTCAATAGGTCTTGGTGTTAATGGCAATCACAGCAATGATGCTTCGATTGTTAGACAATTTCACCTTTGGGGGTTGGAAAATAAAGTAGACACTGGAACAATCCACGATGCTTTCTTCACAAACCTAGGTCAAGCGGTTCCCGCTAAATCAGCCCTAAGACAAATCTATGCAGATTCGTTAAAACAAGGGACGATTAAACAGACTCTTTCAGAAATGAGAAAGTCAGGTATGTCAAGGGCGACATATAATAAATACTTAAGAAGAGCTAAAGAAGACGGATTAATAGACCCTGATAATAAAATTACTCCGAAAGAATTACTCGAACCCATACGAAAAGGAAACGATTGGTATGGTATCGGTCCATAGATATTTGTAATAGCTATATGACTACAAACAAACGTGTCTGTGACACAAATAAATAAATCAACCCAAGCTGTGCTTGAAAGGAAATAAAATGAGCGATGATAATCAAATCGAAGAAAACGTAACACAAGTGGAAGAACCAGTTGTTGAAGAAGTAATTAATGAAGAACCAGCTACACCAGAAGTCCCTAAAGATGACATCGAGTCAATCGTTGAAGAGCGATTAGCAAAGATGAAAGCTAATATGGACCGCATGGCTAGTGAGCGTGATGAAGCCTTAAAGCTTAAAGTCGAGTTAGAGTCTAAACAAAAAGAAGACACTATTGCCCGAATGAAAGAAGAAGGTAAATTACAAGAAGCTCTTGAAATGGAACTTGCCGAGGCTCGTGCTAAGTTAGATGTTTATGCAAAAGAAACAACTCAACTCAAGCGTGACGGTGTCTTAAATGATGCCCTATCCGGCATGGAATTCCGCAACGATAAGTCTCGCGACATGGCTCGCAGAGAGATTGTTGACCAATTGGTTCAAAATGAAGAGGGGCAATGGCTCCACTCAACAGGTTCAAATATTCGTGACTACGTAGAAGCTTATTCTAAGTCCGAAGATAACTCATTCTTGTTCCGTGTTAAATCTAACACAGGTGCAGGTACAGGCAATCCAGCTGGAGCGCCTTCAACCGATGTTTCAAAGTGTATCGGAGAAATGTCAACTCAAGAAATTCTAGCTCTTGCCCAAAAAGGTAAACTAGGTAAATTTAATATCTAAAACTAAACGCTATTATTAGCACATAAGGAAAAATAAAATGGCTATTACAAACACAGATTTTCAGAACATTGCGCTAGCAATCTCTGCTTATTCAGACGAAGCTTACACAACAGCTAAGAAATTAAACGGAACAGGCATCGTAGCCGCTGACCAACGTATAGACGCTTCAGGCGAATCTTTCGTAGGACAATTCCGTTGGTACAAACCACTAGATTCAAACGTGAATGTTGCTTCTTTGTCTTCAGCGACAGACGGAACATACACATCAGTAACAACAGACGTTGCTAACTTCGTGAAAACTGTTCGTACATTCGGTGCAGAGCAAGTTAACATGCAAGAAGTAGTATCAAAGCAAGACGGTCTAGCGAAAATCGCTCGTGACTTTGCTGAAGTACGTGCACAAGACGAGCATGACGCATTATTGTCAGTTCTTAAAGGTGTAACATCTTCTGAAGTTGCTTTAGGCGACGCTGGTGGAACTGGTAACGGTGGAATCATCGATTTCGATACAGACGCAGACGCGGCTAACACTGGCTTCTTCTGTGACGTTAACGCGGCAGGTCTACACGGCGCGGCGGCAACTGGTTCTTCAGATGCACGTAAACTATTCGACGCAACTGCAATGGGTGCGGCTCGTGGTGAACGTTTATTCCGTTCAATCGGTGCAGGCTTCAAAGACCATGAACCAGATTTCATGTACATGGTTACTTCACCAGAAGTAATGGCTGAAATGCGTGCGGCTAACTTGGTAGATGAAGACCGTGTAACTGATGGAAACCTTGAGTTCTCAACAGTATTCGGTGGAAAATTCCGTCTAGTTATGACTCGTGCAAACCAAATGATTTCAGGTGCGGCTTCAGGCGACTTGAACGCAGTATCTACAAAATGTACATACATCATCAAACCGGGTTCTGTTGCGGCAACTGCTATCAACATGCCAACTCCAGTAGAAGTAGACCGTGCAGCGGCATCTTACTTAGGTGGTGGTTCAACAAACGTATGGTATCGTTGGGGTTACATCAACCATCCAATGGGTTACGACTGGGCTGGTGCAACTAACGCATTCGCAACTAACGCAACTATGGGTGCTTCAGCTTCTTACGCACGTAAGATGGACAGCTTAAACTTAGGCATCTTACCTATCTTCCACGCATAAATAAAAGGAGGAACTAATGGCTCTAGTTCTTAATACGAACAGCTATGTAGAAATTGCAGATGCTGATGACTACTTGGAAACTCGTATTGATAGTGCTAACTGGTTTAACGCTACAGACGAGATTCGAGAACAGGCTTTGGTTACAGCAACACAGATTGTTGACGACCATGCTTGGATTGGTTCTGCTGTTAGTTCCTCACAAGCTTTGGCTTGGCCTCGGAAAAACGCTACGTACATCGACAATCGTTTAGGGTTGTCGGTGACGTTCACTAATACCGAGATACCAAGTCGTGTTAAAGTGGCTGTCTACGAGCAAGCATTACACTTAATTGATAACGAAGATTTACTAATGGGTACTACTCAAACTTTTGAGAGTATTTCTGTTGGGTCAATCTCTATATCAGATAGCAATAATGACGTTACTAGAACTCCAATTAAGTCAACACAAGCAAACAAGTCTATTAAACCTTTAGTTGTTAAAGGGTCAATAGGTCAGGGAGCTAGTTGGTGGAGGTCTAACTAATGTCACTTAAGGCTAAAGTTAATTCGGCAGTAGATAAGGCTTTTGCGGCTATCGGAGACTTAGCGGTCTCTGGAACTTTATCCAATAAAAACGCAACTAGTTATGACTTTGCCACAGGGCAAGCAGTAGCTACTACAACTAGTAAAACAGTTAAAGTGTTTCTACAATCAACGAATAAACCTTCTGATGGCTCGTTTAATACAACAGCTCTTATGAAGTCTAATGTCAATGTTGATGGTTATGACACAATAACTATTGGTACTACAGTCTACAATATAACCGACTTTACAGACGATGGCTTTGTAATTACAATGCAATTGTTAAGGGAGAAGGCATAATGTATGACTTAATACTAAGAGATGTTGAAACAGTATTCGGCTCTGCCGCTTGGACAACAAACAGCATTAAAACTTACCCTACAAATTATCAGGGTTCTAAAAGTTCTAGTACTGAGTATGTCCTATTGAATGTACTACCATCATCAAGTAGAAACTATGCGTATGGAGTTAGTAAAGAGATTACAGGTCTCGTAGCAGTAAAAATATTTGTTAA